ACTAGCGAGGAGCTCACTGAGCTGGGCTACTTGGCGCCGATTGATTACTACGTCGGCAGCTCGGTAGATACCTCTGGCATTCGCACAATGCGCCTGCCCACTGGTGGAACTGAGTTTAATCCAAACGACCTAGGCGCTGCGATGGTAGAGGATGATCAGCTTAGCGGTGACATAGTGGAGAACTACCTAAAGCATTCGCCTGACGGCTCAAAGCGCGCGATTGCATTCTGCCCTACCATTGACCATAGCAAAACACTGGTAGACAAGTTTAACGCGCACCCAAGCGGAATCAAGGCTCGTCACATTGATGGTTATACCGAAGAAGATCTGAGGCGGGCATTGTACGCAGATCATAAGGCAGGGCTCTTTTCGGTGCTCTCATGCAGTCGCTTGCTCGGAACCGGATACGATGCGCCCTACGTAGAAATGTTGATTGATTGCTACCCGTGCAAATCGAAGATAGATTTCGTGCAGCGCTGCGGAAGGGTGGCTAGGATATCTCCAGAAACTGGCAAAACACGCGCGATCTACCTTGATCACGCCGGCAACATTACACGCCACGGCCAGCTCCCAGATACGATTGTGCCCTATCAGCTAGACGACGGCACCAAGCGTTACAACGAGGACCGGTTGATAGAGCAAGAAGAGCGCCAGCCAGTGCTCAGGCCGTGCCCAGTCTGCACAACTCAAATGAGCGGTAGACGGTGCAAGGCTTGCGGTTATGAGCTCCCTGTAGATTCTGAGATCTACACTGACAACGAGATACTCAAAAAGATTGAGCGTGAGAATATGCCCAAGCCTGAGCAGTTTTCAATAGACGATAAGTCTCGCTGGCTGTCAGAGCTCTACCACTACGCAAATCTCAAAGGCTTTAAGCAAGGCTGGGCCCACTATAAGTACCAAGAGAAGTTCGGAGTAGCGCCGGCCAGAGTTAATCTCACCAAGGTTGACGGAATCTCTCTCGAGGTTAAGAACTGGATAACATCAAGGAACATTGCTAATGCACATCGACGAGCTCGCTAACCTCTGCGACAAGCCTCGCAAGAACTCCAAGGGCTGGACCGTATGCTGTCCGGTTCACGGTGAGACCAATCCCAGCATGGGGATAACTACTGGCCGCAAGGGTGACATCATTGCAAACTGCTTTGCGTGTGGCGCTAACGGGATGGACCTCGCTGACGCACTGGGAATAAACAAATCAGAGCTCTTCGCGCAACCTCTGCAAAAGGGGCAGGACAGGCACTGGCAACTGAACTCTACAACGGACTTAGATGATGGCTTTATTGTAATCCACGAGAGCGCCCTAAAGCGCGGCGAGAAGCCACGCTATGACGACATGGTAGAGTATAAGCAAGCAAAGGCTAGACGAGCTCAGAGATTCGCTCTGGGCCTACAACAGACGATAATCCCATGGAAGAAACTTTAATGGTTAATACAGAACATGACAGAGAGAAGGACAAGCTTCTGGTAAAGCTTGCTCAGGACAAGGCGGCTTACTTCGCCGCTGGTGGCAAGGTTACTAACTACCCTGCCCAGACCTTTGCCTCAGACCTTCACAGCGACTACAACGCCAGAAACAAGAAGGTGAACCTTCGGTTCGGATCAAGAATAGAGCCTAGTTTCCCTGATGCCGTGTTATAATTCAGCAATATGAAGCATTTACAGGATTTATCAAAATGAGCTCAGAAGGTCGTCCGCCTAGGGTGTTTTCACCAGCAGAAATTGAAGAGTGCCAGCGCTTGGCCGCGTCAATAACCAAGCGCCAGCTCGCAGATTATTTTGGTTGTAGTTTCAATACCTTGCAGGCCGCTATGCAAAGGCAGCCTGAATTTAATGAAGCTTACAGAAAGGGTAAGGCTATGGCGATCATTCAGATGGCCGGATCATTGCAGATGAAGGGGCTCGACGGTGACGTGGGAGCTGCTAAGTTCTGGCTATCTCACCAAGCCGGATGGTCCGAGACCAAGCGCACCGAGCTCTCTGGTCCTAACGGCGACCCCATTGAGATGGACGTTGACATGAAATGGACTATCGAGGTCGTTGAATGAGTGCCTACACATAATGCCTGCGATGCAAATCCCCAAGAAGCTTCAGCCTTTCCTTAAGCCTAAGCGCATCAAGGTCGCACTGGGCGGAAGGGGAAGTGGGAAAAGCATGAGCATCGCGGACCTGTGCCTGATGGACGCAATGACCAAGGGCATCAAGACGCTTTGCTTTCGTGAGTTCCAGAACAGCATAGACGACTCGGTGCTTAGCATCCTGCGCGCTGAGATAGAGCGCCTGAACCTTAGTGGATTTGATGTCCAAAAGTCTCAGATCCTGTACAACGAAGAGCCCGCGTTCCGCTTCAAGGGTATGGCTCGGGACCCAGAGGCAATTAAATCGGCGCACGGGTTCCAAAGGTTCTGGGTCGAGGAAGCTCAGACAATATCCTTTGACTCTCTCAAGGCCCTAACGCCTACACTCCGCGAGGAGGGCTCGGAGCTCTGGTTCTCGGCTAACCCTCGGTCCTCACTAGACGCGTTCAGTCAGCGCTTTATCAAGCCGTTTGAGAAGGAGCTTCTGCGCGACGGGTTCTATGAGGACGAAGATCATCTGATCATCATGATCAACATTGAGGACAACTCTCTAGCGCCTGACGTTCTCAAGCGTGAGATGGAGGGCGACAGGGATAGGATGAGCCCTGCCCTCTTTGACCATGTGTGGCGTGGTCACTTCTTGGATGACGTTGAGGATTCTATCATTCCAGCAGAGTGGTTTGATGCAGCGATTGATGCTCACGTTAAGCTAGGCTTTGAGGGCACCGGAGCAATCATCGCCTCACACGACCCCTCAGACGAAGGCGGGGACAGTAAAGGCTTTGCTCTACGCAAGGGGTCAGTAGTCCTAGACATCTGCGAGAAGGTCACAGGCGACGTTGCAGAGGGTATGGACTGGGCGCTGCGCAAGGCCCGCGAGTGTCAGGCCGATTGGTTCGTCTGGGACTGTGACGGCATGGGCATAGCGCTTAAGCGTCAGGTAGATGCCGAGCTCGAGTCTACTGCAATGCAGAAGCACCAGTTCAGGGGCTCAGAGTCACCTGATGACGCAATGATCCCCTACAGCGGCTCAGACTCTAAGACCAACCGCGACACGTTCCTGAATAAGCGCGCGCAGTACTGGTGGAAGCTCAGGGACCGCTTCGAGGCAACCTATCGCGCAGTGACAAAGGGTGAGTATATAGACCCCGAGAATCTCATCTCTCTGTCGTCTGAAATCCCCGTATTACAGCAGCTCAGGTCCGAGGTGTGTCGTATACCACAAAAAAGGTCAAACAATGGTAAAATCGCCATAATGACCAAGATAGACATGGCGAAGAAATATCAACTGCCCTCACCTAACATGGGCGACGCACTAATGATGGCGATGTTTTCGCCGAAACAGATCGCCAAGCAGGCGGTCAAAATCAATTTTCAGGGCTGGGGCTAGACTATGGCTGAGTACGAGAACGGAAAGGAAGAGAAGGAAGAGGATCAGGAGTCGGGCCAGTACACCGAGGACGATCTCTCGTACAAGGCTGATTACGATGAGCATCAAGACGTAATCAACTTGCTGTCTTCTTGCCAAGAGGCCGACCACGACAACCGCGAGAACGCTCGTGAGTCTCACTTGTTCATAGATAAAAGGGACGGTCAGTGGGAGCCCATGTTCTGGAATTCGAACGCTAATCGTCCGCGCTATCAGTTCGACTCAGTGAACCCAATCATTGACCAGATCTCTAGCGGCATCGAGGATGCTGACTACGATATCAGGGTGAGCCCAGCAGGCGGCAATGCGACGAAAGACGTTGCAGCGACCTATGACGGCATTATCCGCAACATTGAGAACCTATCTAACGCTAAGCAGATCTACTCTCAGGCAGCTCGTGGCATGGTCACCGGTGGCTTTGATGCGTGGCGTGTATGCCATAAGTATGCAGACGACAACTCATTCGATCAGGACATCATGATCGAGAAGATTTCTAACCCGCTTGATCGGGTATGGTTTGATCCGGCAGCAGAGAAGCAGGATAAGAGCGACTCTCGCTATGCGTTCGTGCTGCATCCGGTAGCTGTAGATGAATACGAAAGCCGCTGGCCTGAGGGCTCTGGTGAGTCTGTCTCTGATGACCGTGACGGCGATGCTTACTTTGACAAGGCCGAGGTCATTGTTGTCGGTGAGTTCCTGTATGTAGAGTCTGAGGACCGCGAGCTTGTGCTTATGAGCAACGGCCAGACCCATGAGGTCAGTGACGACTTTGACAAGATCAAAGACGACCTTGAGGCTATCGGGGTGACCGAGGTTAAGCGCCGCAAGCGCAAGATGCACAAGGTCTGCTCTAGGTTCTTTGATGGCAAGGACTGGCTAGAGGATGACCGCGACACAGTGTTCAACCGAATCCCTGTTGTGCCTGTATACGGCAACTTCAAGATTTTCGAGAACAAGACGATCTACTGGGGCGTGGTTGAGAAGCTACTAGATCCGCAGCGCGTCCTTAACTACGCGATGAGCCGTGAAATCGAAGAGGGAGCTCTGGCGCCACGGGCCAAGTACTGGATGACCCCTGCCCAAGGATTAGGGCACGAGGACCAGCTACGCACTCTAAACACAAACAATGATCCGGTGCAGTTCTTTAACGCTGACCCTGAGTTTCCATCGGTCCCACAGCAAAACGGTGGAGCTCAGATCAACGCAGGTTTGCGCACTGTTGCTCAGGCAATGCAGGGCATGATCAACGCAACGGCTGGTATGTTTGCAGCCAACATGGGCGACAATCCTAACGCTCAGTCAGGCGTTGCTATACGCCAGCTACAAGACAAGGGCGACAACGGTACTCTCAAGTACAGCCGATCAATGGAAATCGCCATACAGGCTACAGGCCAGCTCATCAAGGACGCCATCCCCAAGGTCTACGATACCGAGCGGACTATTCGTGTTCTCAAGGAAGACGAGTCCTATGACATGGCGGACATTAACCAGAAGGTGGTTGATAACGCTACCGGCGAGATCGTGGTGATAAACGACCTGAGCGTTGGTGTCTACGACGTAGTATGCAAGGCCGGCCCAAGCTACAAGAATCGCCAGCAAGAGACTGTAGAGGCCATCACCAATCTAGCGCAGATAGACCCGTCGCTGATGCAGATCGCCGGCGACCTACTACTGCAAAGCGTGGCTACCCCAGCGGCAGGCCAGATCGCAGAACGCAAGCGGGCCCAGATGATTCAGCAGGGCTTGATCCCTATGAAGCAGCTAACCGAGGAAGAGATGGCCGAAATGCAGCAGCAGCAGATGCAGGCACAAGGCCAGCAGCAGCAGCCTGATGCGGCAATGGTTCTCGCTCAGGCGGAAGGCATGAAAGCTCAGGCAGAAATGCTCAAGGCCCAAGTGGACCAAGCCAAGCTACAAAATGACCAGATGAAGCTACAGATCGAAGCTCAGAAGCTACAGCTAGAGCAAGCCAAGATCGAAACGCAGGCTATGGACTCTCAGTCTAGCGCTCAGATCGACGGGTTCAACGCAGAGACCAAGCGCATTGATTCTCAGATCAAAGCTCAGCAGGCCGGTGCGACTATTGACCGAACGCAGATTCAGGCATTCGGTGACGAGCTCGACAATCAAGCCAAGATGAACGACATGATGGATGAGCAGCGCCGTAAGGCTCAACTCGGCATGATGAGCCCTGAAGACCTTATGAGGATTGCTAACGGTGGCTAAAACCAATCAGGAGCTCGCTCAAGAGCAGTTAGACTCCATGGGTATACAGTGGCAGTACGGCGGAGACCGATCAAAGGTCAGCGCCATTACTGCGCCATTCTTGGGCGAACGCAGGCAAGTCATTCGCCCAGAGCAAAGCATGATCGTGGGCTACGAGCCTAGCGGCGAAGCTATCATTGAGACAATCCCTGCCCAGTACGGCGAGACTGAATACGACTCCTCATACGCTCCAGCTAGGCGCACAATGTCTTCTCTTAACGACGTTCTGTTCGGCGATGCCAATAAGCAAAACGCCGCAATAGGCGGGGCCGTTACTGCGCTTAAAGGATTGCCTGAATATGCCAAGTCGCAGTATCAGGCAGGCATGGCAGGCGGGGTCTCATTTGATCCCGAGACTAACACGCTAACTGAATTTGATCCGATGAACGTGCCTCTAGGCATGGCTCCGGCAGGCATTGCAGGCGTTGCGTCTACCGGTGCTGGAGAGCTAACTCTAGGCGCCATGGGCAGCAAGATGCGCCGCCAAGGCATGACCAGAGAAGAAGGTATCGCGGACGCAAAGCAATTGATGCGCGAGCATACAGCCGTCCCCATTGAGGATTTCAAGCCGTTAGAAGGGGCCCCCAAGTACAGCGGCCCTCTTGATATGGCTGGGGTGGATTCGCCGAACTCTCGTTTTGCTGCAATCTCAGCAGAGAACCCGCCAAAAAAGACTAAAGATGAGCCTAGCTTAACTGACGAGGAGAATATCCGCAGATCAAATGAGCTTGGCGACTATCTGATTGACGAGTACGGAGTCGACAACGTATCTCTGGTGAAGGGTGATTATGGCGGTCCTGAGCGCACGTTTATGGTTGAAGGCATGGACCCTATCGCTGCGGCAAACATCGGCAACCGCTACGGTCAGGACTCAGTGTTTACGGACAGAGGCATACTATATACCTCTGGATCCCGCAGAACTGGAGAAAGGGAGCAGATCAGTCCGTTGACTGGCGAGTACGGGCAGCAGGTCTATAAACCTAATATAGATCCAGAGCTGGATAGTTTCTACACTGAGATTCAGCCAGAGCGCGGCGATCCTATCCGATTTAGTTTCCCTATCGACTTCAACACGAAGCTCGAATACCCCAGCGGCGAACTTGCACCTGCAAGCGCTAGAGGCGTTCACTTCAGCCGGAAAGAGGGATTGACTGAGACAAACCCAGAATACTACGGCACAGGCTCGGCTGGGGCAGAGGAGGCTTTTGTAGGCCGTGGGCGTAGAGCGTATGGGGAAGGACCGCTAAGAACGTATTTCTACACGCCTTCAGGGTCTGAGCTTGACGTAAGGCCAGAGCAAATAGTGACTGGCGCCAATCGTTACAAGAGCACCCTGAATAACCTGTACGACATCAAGAGCGACCCAGAGGGCTTGGTTTCGTTTTCTAAGGGCCGCACTGACTTAGAGCGGATGGTGCAGTCACGAGGCTACTCAGGGATACTAACCGACTCGCTATCCAGCCCAGAAATGGGCAGGTCCGGATCTGCTGCGGTATTTGGTAATCAGCCGGTATCAAGTCTACGGGAGCCCTAGTCGGCTCCTGTTAGAATCCTGATCTTTCCTTCGAGCTCTTCTTCGAGCTCTTTGGATCGCTCAAATTCACCGTAGGCGTGACAACTCAATATCTCTCCCACCATCGCCATCAAATCATCTGAGATCTGATCGGGATCGTCTGTCTCAAATACTTCGAATAAATCACTCATAAATCACCGTTGGTCAAATTGACTAGATTTTGTTGATTTTAACCTCTTTATGCTATAATCACCAACAGGCCACCAGACCTTCATCTGGGCATTTACCTTTAAGGGGCACAACATGAGCGAGCTGCAACCAGAAGACAACTACGAGTACGAATCCGAGGACGACGTAACCACGGAGCCGGAGGTAGAAGAAACTGAAGATTCTGCTGAGGAGCAGGATACCGATTCAGCACCGGAGGCGGGGGAGACCCCAGAGAAAGAAATCAAGTTCGATGAAGAGCAGCAGCGTGTATTTAACGATGCAGTCGGCAAGAAGGTTTTCAAGCTTCGAGAGAAGGAGCGTGAAGCTGAGTCGCTGAAAAAGCAGTTAGATGAGTTACAGGCCAAGCTTGGAGAACGTCAGGCGCCAAAGATTCCAGATCTGCCGGATCCGTTTAGACTCTCAGATGAAGAGTATAGACAGAGCCTACATAGAAGGGATCAGGCGCTTAGAGCCGCTGCGGAATACGATATGCAGCAGCAAGCCGTCCAGCAGCAGCAGCAAGCGCTAAAGCAGCAGGAATGGCAAAAGCAGCAGGAGGAAATGACCACTAAGGTTAAGTCCTACTCTGACAGGGCAACTACATTCGGCATTACGCCGGAGCAGTTACAGGAAGCAGGCAACGCGGTAGCGCAGTTTGGGATCGACGAATCTCTCGTGAATATTATTCTTGATGAGACCGACGGGCCCCTGATTACCAAGTACCTTGCCAAAAACCCGTTAGAGCTTGACGCGTTGCGATACCTGCCGCCAGCGCAAGCAGCAGTAAGGATAGCGACAGAAATCAAGCAGAAAGCTGCATCGCTTAAACCCAAGGTAAATAACGCTCCGGATCCGCTGGAGCAGCCGCATGGCGCTGGAAGTGCCCCCAAACCTAGGGGCCCGCAAGGCGCTACATTTGAATAGGAAAGGTAATAGATCATGGCTAATAATTTAAACAGTAACGTCACACGGAAAGTCGCTCGCGTCTTTCTTGATGCTTTTGAAGCTTCACGAGTTCTAACCAAGACAGTAAACACGCAGCTCCTGAGCGGCAAGTTCAACCCGTCTTCTGGTTCTAACGTAGACTTCAAACGCCCGCACGACTACAACTCTATCCGTACTTCTGGTGGTGACATCAGCGGTGCCGATAAGTCGGACATCATTGCAGGTAAAGCAACTGGTACAGTACAGGACTACTTCACAGCGGCCACTGAGTGGGGCAACGTGGAAGAGGCACTTCAACTGGACCAACTCGACCAGATCCTTGAGCCTATGGCCCGTCGCATTGTGACTGACCTTGAGCTTGATCTTGGCTCGTACATGAACAAGAACGCTTCACTCAAGTATGGTACTCACGGCAATGCTGTAGATGCTTGGGGCGATGTTGCAGGCGCTGGGGCATTGATGGACTCTATCGGCGTTCCAATGAGCGACGAGAAGTATTACATCATGAACCCCTTCACCACTACTGCGCTGTCTTCAGCTCAGAACGGTCTGAATGCGGCTGATGGCCTTGTTCGCACTGCATGGGAAAAAGCACAGATCAGCCAATCTTTCGGTGGCATGATGGCGCTTACTTCTAACGCACTGCCTAGCTACACTTCAGGTACTACTACTGACCGTGCTGGCGCTTTGGCTGCTGCTCCTGACGCAACTTACGTCACAGCTAAAGACACTATGACTCAGGTTCTTTCTTTGAACGGTCTGGGTACTGGTACTATCAAAGCTGGTGACATGGTAACTATTGCAGGCGTTAATCGTCTCAACGTAGCTACTCGTCAGCCTATGATTGACGCAACTGGCGCTGTTGTTCCTTGGACAGGCACTGTACTCGCAGATGTGACTATTGCTGCTAACGCTGCGACAGTTACTGTTTCTGGTGCTGCTATCTACGAGGCCAACGGTCAGTACAACAACGTAGACGCTGCTCCTGCAAACGCTGCGGTCGTAACGATCCTTGGTGCTGCTTCAACTCTGTACCAGCCTAACCTCTTCTACACGAAGCAAGCGTTCGGCATGGGCACTGTTAAGCTACCTAAGCTCTACTCAACTGACACTATCGCTACTACTAGCGACGGTATGTCAATCCGAGTATCTAAGTACGCAGACGGTGACGCGAATACTCAAAAGATTCGTTTCGATCTCTTGCCGGCGTACGCGACGTTTAACCCCTTGTTTGCCGGAAAAGGCTTTGGGGTCTAGCGACTGACTGAGGATGGGGGCTTCGGCCCCCTGATTCTTTATGGCAATCAGCAAGGTACGAATAATGGCTGGACTATACGAAAACATCCACAAAAAGCGTAAGCGCATCAAGCGGCAAAAGGCTGAAGGCAAGACTCCTGAAAGAATGAGGAAGGCTGGGTCTAAAGGCGCACCTACTGCAACAGCGTTTAAGCAATCAGCTAAGACTGCTAAAGCAACTTACGAATAGAGGTTTTGTTATGGCTAAAGGAGTACAGCACTTCAAATCCTCTGGGAAGCCGTATAATGGGAAAACCCATACAATGGCTGATGGGACGGTTCACACTGGATCAACTCACACGAGCGCAAGTGTTCGAGTGTTCCATAAAGGAGAGCTGCCAAAAAAACCGTCAAAAAATAAGAGTACATACGAATAATGGCTACTGTAGCGCAAGTCGCAAAAGCATCACTCCAGCGAATTCTGGTCCAAGCATCGGAGTCTCCTCTCGAGCCTGATGAGTACCAAGATTACATATTCGCTCTAAATAATTACATGGCGCAGCTAGATGCTCAGGGCATCACGCTCGGCTATACCGAGGTCGATAGCCTTGGAGATAAAATCACTGTACCCACCGGCGCGCTGCGCGGAATCATCGCTAACATGGCGATAGAGGTCTCCCCTGATTACGGGGGTGTGGTTTCAGAGGGATTGGTTAAAGCAGCCCGCGAGGGCATGAATACTATGCGTACCATTGGTGGCCGCATGGGTCCAACCTCATTACCGTCAACACTGCCTATCGGTGCAGGGAACGAAGACGACAGCTACGGGATTTCTGGTCATTTCTACCCAGAACAAGAAGCAGAGATACTCGCCGAATCTACTGGCGCAATTGGATTGGAGCTTAACACGCAATGACAATTAGAGCCGATGGTCGCAGGAAAAGCGAGTTCGTAGCTAAAGATACCGTCCAAGCCGGCGGCTATCTTGATTACGTTGTGAACGGGACAAACTACAAGATCAGCTACGATAAATTCGTGGCCAACCTTGGCGTCACCGGCTCAATTGTTCAGACTGGTGCTGTCACTGGCGCTCCGGTCCTAGAGATTGACGGCCCTGTAAACCGGATTAGAAACTTAGAGGGCGGATCAGGCGTTAATGTAAATATATCCGCACAGAATGGCGTGAGCTTATCTCACAGCTTCACGGCTAACGCTGACGGCCTCCCGATCCTCTTAAACACAACAGCAGCATCTCCGACAATTGCAAGCATTGTCGCTGGTAGTGGTATTAGTGTAACGGCGGTTAATACTAACGGCATTCAGATAACTTCTATTGCTGATGCGATAAACGCTCAAGTTTCTATGCACAGCAATTCAACTGCTACAACTATTTCTACAACAAGCACTCCTGTCAAAGTAGCAGGGACATTCGTTTCAGGATCTGCCTCTAGTTTTACGGTAGATACTACAGGCAAGTTGACCTATACAGGTTCCACGACCACTACAGTTCATTTGACGGCTTCTGTGACTTTGGGTGTGGTTGGGACAAATCAGGATCTAGCTGTTCATTTGGCAAAAAATGGCACTGTTATTTCTGCCGCTAAAATATCCAGATTAGTGTCCGCATCCGACACGGCAAACGTGGGAGTGTTTTATAACGTCTCCGTGGCTACCTCTGATTATCTTGAAGTTTTTGTTTCCAATGCTACGACCACAAACAATATAACCGTTACGGACTGCTTGTTCGGAGTATCTTAGATGCC